AGTGGTTATGATGATAGAAATTTTCATGATAATGTAATACCTAGCATGAAATGTAAGAAGTGTTCTGAAAGTACAAATAGTTTAGGTATGGAAGTAAAAAAGACGGTTACAAAATACCTACCAGGTATGACAGTTTAGATTTATAGGTTGACATATTAAATATATTACTATATAATATAAGTACACAATAAAATAAAAAGGGAGGTAAGTATGAAATATGTAGACGGAAAAGTTTATTTAAGAATTGGTGAAGCGGCGACAATTGTAAATAGAACAAATTCAACTATTAAGAACTGGTATGGTTGGGCGGAAGAGAATGACAAAGTAGATATATTGCCGGAAATGATTAGAATTGGAGAACGTAAAGACAGATATTTCCTAGAATCTGATATGGATAAATTAAAAAACTTTGCAAACTCCATTAAATATGGCAGTATGTCCAAGTTCAATGAGAAATTATGGGGTCAGAGAAACATTGAAAATAAACGTTCCACGGAATTCAAATTAAATAAATAAATTAACACTTTAAAATTAACATTGTTTTATAATATAACAAGTAAACAAAGTATAGAGGGAGAGGAAAAAATATGGCAAAGGTAGAAACAGGTAATAAGTTTAATCAGAGAATTAGAGATTACAAGGAAACTGCAAAACAGTTGAAAGCACTTGAAAAAATTAAGAAGGTTATTAAAAAGGATTTAGAAGAAATGTTGGAAGCATCTGGTTTAGACGAATTAGAAAGTGAAGCAGGTAAAGTCAAGTATATTATCCAAAACAGAAGTTCCATGAATTCAGGAATGCTCCTAAAGAAACTTGATGAATTAGGAATTGAAAAACCCGTCATAACTACTAGAACAATTGATGAAAAAGTATTGGAAACAATGATGTATAATAATGAAATTGACCATGATATTGTTTCAAGTTGTGTTAAATCTAAAATTATTAAATACATTAGAGTATTTTAAAGGGGGAATATAATGGCAAAATTAAAGGAATTTTCATGTGGTATTGGAATAAGTGTTGAAAAATCAGGTGGTGTTTGGTGGAAAATCAATTCATCCGTTACTATTGAACTAGAAAATGGTGACGATAGTAAAAAAGTGAAGGAAATGGCTTGGGCGACAGTTGAAGATGAAGTACAAAAGAAGATGGAAGAAATAGAATAATTTAATTTAAAGAATAATAAAAAAATAATAACCCTATTTATGTGGGGTTACTATTTTTTTAAACCAGTATAATATAAAAAAGGGATAAAGGAAAAACATGGGTAAAAACATTTAAGTTCTTACAAGTATATTATATACTAATAATGGATTTATTACAAGAAAAATGGAGGTAATTATGAATAGTATTTTAGAAATGTTAAATCCTAACAATAAAATAATGGTTGATAAAACAGTTGCTAACAAAATTGGAATATTGGAGGCAATAATGTATTCAGAATTAATGGAGCAATTTTCAAGACATAGACAGCACGCTAATATGGACGTTAATGAATTTTTTATGTGTCCGGTTGAAGTGTTACAAAAAGCTACAACAATGGATGAAGTACAACAAAATGAGATAATAATAAATTTAAAAAACTTAAATTTAATTGAAACAAGTATGCAAGGAATTCCATATAAAAGACATTTTAAAATGGTTTGGGAAAACGATATTCTTGATGAGTTATTTAGTGAGGTGAACTAATGAAAAGCATTAATATTATATCCGAACTAATCAAACAAGATGGCTACATTGCAGTAAGTAAAAAATTAATTCAAACCATTGGATTAAATGAAGCAGTTATGTATGGTGAGTTATTAAGTAAATTTAAATACTATATTGAAAGGAATAGATTAACTAAGGAGGGAGAATTTTACTGTACCTGTAAAACACTTCAAGAATTGACATCTTTAAGTAAATATCAACAAACTAAAGCAATAAATAAATTAGTTGAATTAGGTTTAATTGAAAAAAACATTAAAGGAATGCCTGCTAAAAGATATTTTAGAATTGTTACTGAAAATAATAATATATATGAAATACTGAAAATTAACAAAATAGAAACTGAGACAAGTAGTACCCAGTTGTTAAAAAACTCACTACCCAGTAGTAAAGAAACTCAACAACAAGAAGTTGAAAAACTTTACTTAAGTAATAATAAAGATAATAATAAAGATAATAAGAATAACATTATTATAAATAATGATGCTAAAGCATCTGTTAAGGTAGTGAATAAAAGTTTATTTTCTAAAGAAGATAATTTAAAAGTATTAGAAACAAAACTAAGTTCGCTAAATAAAAATAAGAAAAGAAAAGAAACTGCAATACTTAGATTTAAAATTGCTAAAATTAAAAAGAATTATAAAGACGTAACTTTTAGAGATATAAGTTATTACTTTGCAAAAGTAGAATATCCAAAAGTTTACGGCAAGGATTTATTAATACAAGACAATTACTATATTAGCGATGTTAAAAAAGTTTTAGACTCTTATGAAATTGAAACTGAACACAGTGTCATATTCTTAATGCAACTTGTGAAAGTATATATGAATAAGAAAGCAAATGAAAGATTTCCTGATTTTACAGCAAATGTCTTAAAACAACACTGGATACTAGCAGATATAGCAAAGTATGCAAAACTTGAGATGTAAAAACATATAAATAAACAAAGAATAACTAAACAACCACAAGAAGATGATAGTGAAGTGTATGAATCATTCTAACCCATTAAAATTCATTACTGTCTCGTGCAGTTCAAGTTTAGTGGTGGTAGACGTGTTTTTACACTATGCTTACATCAAAGTGTACGGGGCTTTTTAAACCTATAAAAATTCGTAGCTGTCTGGTGCATGTCAAGTTTAATAGTGGTAGACGTGTATTTACACTATGGTTACATTAAAGTTGTCAGAGTTTAATTTTAAAGGGGGTTTAAAAGTTTTAAAAATACCACTTTAAAATCAACCCTAATTTAAAATATAACAATTAGAATAAAGGAGGGTGAAAAGTATCACGGGAAATGATAGATGTTTAATATACAGTAATTGCAAAGTCAAAGACACAGCACAATGTGACATAAATTGTAGTAAATATGTCCAACTTAAATTTCAGTACAGTGTTTCTAATATACCGAAAAAATATATTAAAGAACACACGTTATCATTATCAGCAAAAAATATAATGGATGAAAATTCCTATCGAAAATTAAATGAGTACAAAAAAAATATTTATAAAAATGTGGCTATAAGTAAAGGAGCGTTTATATGGGGACATAATAAAGGTAATGGAAAAACAAGTTGGGCAATTAAAATCATGAAGGAATATTTTAGACAACTTCATAATTTTATGGGTGCATACGAAAAACCCTATGGTTTATATGTTAATGTACCAACGTTTTTCAAACAGATGAGAGACAGTTTTAATTCAGAAAACACAAAAGAGATTAGAACACTTGAGAAAAATTTAATTGAAACTGAATTATTAGTATTTGATGATATTGGCACGGAAGCACCTACAACTTGGGTGAAGGAAAGTTTGTACATTATTATTAATCAAAGAGAGATGGAACAAAAAACAACAATATTTACAAGTAATTTGAGTTTAGAAGATTTGGAAAGTGAAGATTTATTAGGTACAAGAATTGTTGACAGAATATATTCCCTATGCTTAGATAACATTATTGAATTAAAAGGCCCGAGTTGGCGTAGAGGGGGTAATTTATGATTGAATTACAATTTATTAATAAACTATTAGAAGAAGACAATTTAAATACTATTACAAAGAATTCAGTTGATGAAACTTATTTCGTAGTATATAATAAAGAGTATAAGTTTATAACTGACCACTATTCAGAATACCACAATTTACCTAACAGGGAAACAATGATTGAACAATTCGAAGATTTTGATTTCGTAACTGTGACGGAAACTTGGAAGTATTTATTAAGTCGAATTAAAGAACAAAATTTGTTTAATAAAGTTGTACCCATAATAAAAAAATCGGCACAACTGGCAGAAACAAATTCTTATGATTCAGTTGAATACTTTAAATCCGAAGCCCACAATTTGCTCGGGTTCTTAAAACACAATAATGAAGTTGAAGATTTAACAAAAACAGGTAAAAATAGATTTGACAAATTTAAGCATATACAATCAGTTGAAGGTATATTAGGAATTTCAACGGGGCTTGAAGAATTAGACAGTTTAACTCACGGGTGGTTAGGAGAAGATTTAGTATTACTTTTAGCAAGAACAAATGAAGGAAAATCTTGGTTACTTCAGTATTTCTTAGTCCAAGCTTGGAAGCAAGGAAAAACTGTTTTAATGTATTCTGGCGAAATGTCAAAAGGAGTTGTAGGTTATAGATTTGATACTTTAAATGAGCATTTCAGTAACAGAGGTTTAATGCGTGGAGATAATGTGGAAGAAGAACACTATGAAAATTATGCTGAGAATTTAGGAACTTCAGAAATTCCATTTTATGTATTTACACCAAGAGACATAGCAGGTAATTTGACACCAAAAAGATTAAAAATATTAATGGATTTATATAAACCAGACATTGTTGGTTTAGACCAAATAACATTAATGAATGATGATAGTTATGCTAGAGGTCAGCATAAAAGAATAACACTTGGAAATATTGCAAAGGATTTAACAATAATAAGTGAGGAATATGATATTCCAATTCTCACACCAATGCAAGCAAACAGACTTGGAAAAAGTAGCACGGAAGAAGATATGCCACCGGAAATAGAACACGTCGCTGAAAGTGATGAAGTCGCACAACATAGCACAAGAATTCTATCTTTTATACAAATACCCGTCGGTATAAAAATGATTTTAAGAAAAAATAGATTTGGTGAAAAGGACAAAAGTCTAATTTATAGTTGGGACATTGATACAGGTGTATTTACAGACTCTCCAATTTCTTCACAATCACAAGAAGATATTAAAGTTAATATGGGGGAAGAAGAATATTTAAAAGGAGAAGAGGTGTTTTAATGCAAATCCAGAATTTAACTATTATGGTGGATATGGATGTAATACTAGAAAAGTTAAATGAAGTCACTGGATTATTGCATGACAGAAAATCCACTAATTCTAATATTATGGTTACTTGTCCGTTCCATAAAAATGGAAAAGAATCAAAACCTTCTTGCGGAGTAAATGTAAATACGGGAGAAGTACATTGTTTCACTTGTGGTTACAAAACAAGAGAGTTAGAAGAATTTGTTAGCAATATATTTGGAAAACTTGATGGGGGATTATTTGGGTACAAGTGGTTAGCAAAAAACTTTGCGTCCATGGAAATAGAGGACAGAAGAGTAGTTGTTGACTTCGGTAAGGACGCAAATAAGGAAGAAATAGACTATATTAAGGAAGATGTCCTTGCAAGTTATAGGTATACGCATTCTTATATGTATGAAAGAAACTTGACAGATAAATTAATCAATTATTTTGATATTGGATTTGATAAAGAAACAAATTCTATAACATTTCCGCTAAATGATATTAATGGAAAATGTTTATTAGTACAAAAAAGGTCAGTTACAAGTAAATTTTTCAGTAACCCGGAAGACAGTTTTAAATCTAAAACATTATTTGGAATTGATAAATTGTTTAAAATAAAAAACAAAGTAAAAAAACTGTATGTGACTGAAAGTATTCTTGACAGTTTGATAGTTTGGAAATATAAAAAATATGCAGTCCCATTACTGGGCACTTCAATAAGTCCGGAACAAATAAAATTAATTGAACAATTAGGTATAAGACATTTAGTGCTTGCATTTGATAATGATAAATGGGGGAGAGTGGGAATAAAAAAAGTAGCAAAACAGTTAGACGGATTTATTGTAACTCAATTAAAATACCCAAAAAATTTTAAAGACGGGGGTGATATAAACGATTTGAAAGAAGAGCAATTTATTACTTGCACGGAAACCTTTGTATAAATAAATAATAAAAAAAGTCTTGTATTTTACACTATATTACTATACAATATAAGTATAGTAACAGACAATAATAAAAAAGGGGAAGGGTGTAAAGAAATGAAAGATACAAAGAACTATATGCAAACACTAATTGGAGATATGTATGACGGAGTAGAAACAAATGAGTTAGTAAATTCTTATATGAGAACAGGAGAAGAATTAATACTTGGATGTTTATTTGTTAGAAATTATGCTTTACTAAAAAGTATTTCAAATAAATTTGTATATCTAACAAATCACGAATGTGCAAGTGTATGTTTACTTGAAATTGAGACAGTATGTGTTGATTATGATGAAAGTAGAAATACAAAATTCAGTACAGTATTATATAGATATGTGTATAATGAATTAAGAGCACAAAATAATATGAAAACATATAATAAAAGAAAAATTAATACTGATAACACAATTAAAGAAGATATTGATGTGTTAGTGGAATTGAATAAAGAACCAGGAATGTTTGATTATTATGAATTAGAATTAAAAAGTTTTTTAGATTCAGTTAAGTTGACAAAGAATGAAAGAAGATATTGCGAAATTGTTGCTTCTGAAAATAGCGGAATAACAGATACGGATATTGGACATCAATTAAATATAACACCACAAGCCATATACTCTATTAAAAATAGACTAAAAAGTAAATTCGGAAATATGGGAGGTATACTAATTGCTTAATTTAAAAACACAACTTGCAAAAGATATTTGGGAAAAAAAGTATAGATTTAATAATGAAACACACCACGAATTTCTTGTACGAATAACAAACGGAAATTTGGAAGTGCAAAAATTAATAAGAGAACATAAATTTATGTACGCAGGCAGGATACTAGCAAATAGAGGTTTACAAAAACACGGAAAAAAAGTTACTTATTCAAACTGTTATGTATTACCCAGACCAAAAGATGATTTAAAAAGTATTAATGAAGTTCAATATTACTTAGAGAGGATATTAAGTTATGGTGGCGGAGGTGGAATTGATTTAAGCAATTTAGCACCAAAAGGTGCCCCAGTTAATAATTCCGCTAAGACTTCAACAGGTGCAACAAGTTTCACAGAAAAATATAATAGTTCAACAGTATTAATAGGTCAAGACGGCAGACGTGGTGCATTAATGCAGTCACTAGATTATAAGCATCCTGACATTCTTGATTTTATAAAGTATAAAGCAGAAACGCAAGGTTTGAAAGCATCAAATTTATCCGTTAGAGTTGGAAAGGATTTATTTGAAAAGGATAAAATTTGCTTGTCTTACTACAGAGAAGAAACGGATTGGAATTATGAAAAAATTGTAGATTCAGAAGAAATAATAACAGCAATTGCAGAAAATATGCACGAATACGCAGAACCCGGAGTTTTATTTTGGGACCAAATTAAAGACTATCATCTTATGAGCAATAATCCCGAGTTTGAATATGCGGGAGTTAATCCGTGCGGTGAAGAACCCCTACCCGCTTTTGGCAGTTGTTTATTAAGTGCATTCAATTTAGAAGCATATGTTGAACATCCATTTGAAGAGGGAGCTTTTTTTAATATAAGAGAATTTGAAAGTGATATTCCAATTATAGTTAATGAAATGAATGTTGTGCTTGATGAGGGATTAAGATTACATCCATTAAAAGAAATTAGAGAAACTGTGGAAGCTTGGAGACAAATTGGTATTGGTTTAATGGGTGTAGCAGATATGCTAATTAAAATGGGTATTGTTTACGGTTCAACAGCTTCAAGAGCATTATTATATTCAATATCAAATACGTTAATTAATAAAGCTTTGCAATCCAGTGCATTACTTGCTAAAAAGAATGGCACTTTTATAAAGTATACATCTGATGTATTAGAAACTAAGTTTTTCAGGAAAGTAGCAAATGAAAAAA